CGGCATTAAGATGGATGGTCGAAGAATTTGATGACCACAATCTCCCATATGGTGGCAGTTATGCTACATATCATTTTAATCTACCTTCTTCCTATATAAAAGAATTTGATAATGTAATGCAAAAACAGGTTGCTTAATATAGTAATCTGTAATATAATATTATTATAATAAATTAATTAATGAGGTATATGATGTATAAATTTGAATTAAATGGAATAGAAGTTGATAATGTTGAAATAGAAAATATTGATATGAAAGATTATCCAGATTTTTGTGATGCTTATATTAGTGCAGCTCGGTTTAAATTTAATAATAAAGCTTTAAATGATGATCAGCTCTCAGAATTAATGAATAACAATCCTATGGCTATGCATGAAGCAGTAAACGAAGAAATGTTAGAACTAGCTGATAGATATATATAAGGGGTTATTATGATTGAAGATGCAAAAATTATTAAGGCTATGAATATTAAAAAAGTTGTTGATGATCCAGAATGGCAGATAGTCAGAAAATCGCTTATTGGTAATTGGAAAAATAATCATATAGAGAATGTTAATACATTAAGAAAATATTTTAATAAATATAAAGATAGTCCAATAGCTATTAGAAGACTAGTAAATGTATTAACTGGGTCTGTTCATAGAGTTGGTCATACTAAAGGTCAAGCAGAGACGGATTCTTTAAGAAAGGATGTTCGTATTGTTTGGAGAAAAATGTTAGATGAGGATATTGATTACAATGATCCAAGATATAAAATAGGGAGTATCTAATGAAATCGTATAAAGAGTATATAGATGAAGGTCCTAAGGATGCATCTGGTAAATCTGTCTTTGTAAAAAAGATAGCTAAAAGCGCAGGTGTAAGTTATAAGGATGCTGGTGCTATAGCAGCTGCAGCAGGTCGTAAGAGAATGGGTAAAGCTAAATTTGATGCTAAAGCAGCAGCTGGAAGAAGAAAAGCAGGTAAATAATGGTTTATGTTCCTTTGAAGAATGATGCAGGACAAGTTTTAAAAGATATAAAATTAAAAGATCCTACAGGTAAATTATGGACAGTGACAACAACATCTAGAAAAGGAATTAATAGATATAGTATAGGATTGCAATCTGATAATGGTGATACAAAATTTGTAATGAATCATGATATTAGAGTAAAGAAAGATCCTAAACATGAACCTTGGTCTGTAGAAGGAGGATTTCACTCACCGGAGACTATAGCAAAATTATATGGGCGCAAGTTAGATCCTGATGCTAATCTTCCAAGACCAGATCGTAAATCGTTTTGGAGTATGAAATCCAAACCGGGATCACACAATTATAGACAAAAGAAAAGACTTATAGAACTAGAGAAATATAATAAGTTTAAAGACGATTGGGATTCAAACGTAAAGTGGTTAATTGATAATAATATAAGTGAATAGTATGGATTTAAGTATATATAAAGTAGCATATGATGCTACACTAGTGAAAAAATTATGGCCAACATTTAAACAAAGTATTACTGATAAGCATGGAACTTATGGCTCTGTAGGCACTCGAGGCGAAGAAGCTGCAATTAAATTAATATATAATAATGTTGACGGTGTTAATAAAATTATAGATCACTCAGAAGATGTTGTACAACAATTAATTGGTATTGATTTAACTATAATGGGTAAACGCACATGGACTGTCGATGTAAAAGGTGGCCGTTCTGGTCTTTATTATAATAAATATCAAAAGTATTGGTATATTACTATAAAAGATAATTTTTGGGATTTGAGAAAAATAAACACACATATTTTTCATGTAGGCCCTAAAGGTGATTTGTATGTCATGTATAATAAAAAAATGATGCAAAATTGGATAACCGAAAATAAAAATATGTTGATTTCTGATACATATGGTGATATACTAAAAATTAATAATTTGCCATCATTTGCAAAAACTAATTTAAGTGTATGGTAGGAGAATTAAATGGCTACTGCAAATAAATTTAATATAAGATGGCAAATCGTAAGAACACATGTAAGGTCAATAAAGGATATTGATGCTAAAATTAAATATGTAATAAATTATTTAAATAAGAATAAAAATATTCATAATTATGGTAGAGTACATAATTGGTTAAAAATGACTGGTGTTGCATATAAAGATGATAAAAGACAAAAATTTGTTGATGCAGTAGCTGGTATTGAAATGAATAAAAATAAATATGGCGCAACACAAGATGTTGATAATGATTTAACAAAAGTTAATCATGACGATTTAATGAAGGTTTATAAAGATCTTTCTAAAAGAAAATATGGATTTCAATATAAGACAACACCTAAAGCACATATAGATTTTATGGATAAATTAAGACAAGCTTTAAAAATAAAATGACTAGGTTAAATTTAATAGAACCTGGACATCTAACCAGAGTACATTTAGTAGCAGAGTATAAAGAACTGACACAGTTTTTACATCTTATTCAACGTAGAATTGATAATAATGTGGCTATGGATGATATACCTGATAGATATACATTGAATGGTGGTCATTGTAAATTCTTTTATAATAAAGGAAAATATGTATATGATAGGTATAAATTGTTATATGAAAATATGATTTCAAGAGATATAAATACTAACGTAGAGCGGTTTAAACATCATTTAAACCGCATATACTGCGCATATACAAAGGAACTTTGGTGTGAATATATACCAACACCTAGAGACTATAAAATAGCTATTGATAGAATAGCAGAGCGTATAATTCAAAAACCTCAGCTATATAAAGATAAAGAAGTATTTTTTAAAAATATTAAACATTATGGAATAAGTGATTATGAATACACCAATAATATCCCACGAGATACCTCACTCACTAGCTGAAGCTGAGTTAGTAGGTGATTATAAAATAAATGATTACAACTTTATATTATTACATCGTTATATAAATGATGGAAGATATAGAGATATTGTAGATCAATATGTATTGAATAAACAATTTACAATATTAGACAACTCTTGTTTTGAATTAGGTAAAGCATTATCAAATGATCTTATTGTAAAATATGTAAATATAATTAACCCTCAGATATTTGTATTGCCTGATGTGTTAGGGGATATGCAAACCACTTTAAAAAGAACAAGAGAATTTCTAGAGATGTATCCACATCTTGAATCAAAAGCTATGGCTGTTATTCAAGGAAATACGCCTGATGAATTTATAGAATGCTATAAAGCATATGATAATGAATTTCCTCATTTGCCTATGATAGGTATTCCATTTTGTTTTAATTGGGCATTTGAAAATAATTTAACACCTGTAGAACACGCACTAGAAAGAGTAAAGCTTATAGATAAATTAGAGAGGCATATTAATAAAGATACATTACATCACCTTCTAGGAACATGGGCTGCATTAGAATTTAAATTTTATCATAAGTACAATTGGATATATTCTGTTGATACATCTAATCCTATAGCTGCAGCCATTGATGGTAATAGATATACATCAGCAGGAGTATTTGAAAAACCTAAAATTAAATTTGATAATTTTGCTGATTTACCGTTGACTAAAATCAATATTGATAGTATAATGTATAATGTAGATGTATTTAAGGAGCTTGTTAAAAATGGCAGATAACAAAATTAATCCTAATCATTATAAGTCTATTGCTGGATATGAGGTAATAGATATTATTGAGTATTTTAATTTAAATTTTTCTAAAGGTAATGCAATTAAGTATTTGTTAAGATCTGGACGTAAAGAAGAAATTGGATATGATTTAATTGATAAAGAAATAGAAGATCTAGACAAAGCGGCATGGTATTGTCAAAGAGAAAAAGAAAGATTAATTAAGCTTAAGGAATCAAAATGAATTTAAAAGAAGCACTCAGTAAGTTGCCGGATACAAATAAAAATGTATTGGCTGTATTATCAGGCGGATTAGATTCTTCTATTATGACTATGATGCTTGTTGAAAGATATGGTAAAGAAAATGTATATGCATTATCATATAATTATGGACAAAAACAAAGTATAGAACTTACTAAAGCTTCTAAACTTTGTGAGTTACTATGCATAGGACATAAGATTCTAGATCTCAGTATACTAGGAGAAATTGCTGAACCTATATCAGCTAATATATCAGGCAGCAATGTAGCAATGCCGACTATTAAAGATGTGTTAGGAGATCCGCAACCAAAGACTTATGTGCCATTTCGCAATTTAATATTACTAAGTCTTACTATGGCACAAGCAGAAGCTTCAAATGCTTCATACCTTTTTACTGGTCTTCAAGTACATGATGAATATGGATATTGGGATACATCACAAAAATTTGTTGACTCATTGAATGCTGTAGCTATTCAAAATAGAACACATAAAGTAGAAATAATGGCGCCGTTTAGTCTTTTATCTAAAGCACAAGAAATAGAAATATGCAAAGAAATGAATAGTACATATTTACTTGAATCTACACTTACATGTTATAATCCGAATGAATTCGGATCATCATGTGGTGTATGTCCTTCGTGTGCTGAAAGAATAGCTGGTTTTGCAAAAGCAGGTATGAAGGATCCAATACCATATCAAATACATATACCATGGGAGAAAATGATTAATGTGTAGTATTGTAGGATCATATTCCTCAGATAAAATAATTGAATTGGCTAAATTAAATGAATATAGAGGCACTTACTCTCATAGTATAACTTATATTAATAATGCATCATCATTACTAAGAGAGGTTAAGACAGGATTAGGTCCATTACCATATGATTGCATAACAATACCAGATAATCATTATTGTATTGTGCATCAACAAGCACCTACAGCCGACAATTATAATGATAATATTCATCCTGCTGATATAGAAGGACAATTATTATGGCATAATGGTATAATAAAAGAATATGAAATTAAAAGATTACAATCATTATATAATGTTGATTATTCATGGGATACTAAATTATTATTAAAACAATTAATTGAATTAAAAACACCTAATAATATCGATGGATCTTTTAGTTGTGTATGGTATTATAAACATAATATCAATATATTTAGAAATGAAATAAGTCCATTATTTATTGATGGCGATATGAATATATCCTCTACTATGTTTAAAAATTGTTATTCTATTGATGCTAATCGTATTTTTAAATTAGATATAGAAAATAAAAACGTAATTAACAAAGAAGATTCTGATTTTAATACAGTTGAGAATCCATATTATTTTGGTGAGTAAAATGAAATTCATACATACAGCTCCATTACACCTTTTACCTATTATTGATGAAAATAAAATACAAATGGTGTATGCTAATCATTTATCAAATGAAAAATATTTAAATTATTTTATTGATAAAAATAATTATGAAATTATTTTAAATTCTGAAGGTGTAGATGACTTTGGCAATTTAATTGCGCTATGTAATAAATTAAAAGCCAATTGTATAATATTGCCCAACTACCCTTCATATGACACAATGGAAACAATAGAAGCATCTATGAAATTAGGTAAGGTTTTTAAAGGAATGGGATTTAAAATTATGTATGCACCTCAATGTATGGTAGGTGATCTTGATGATTTAATTTATGGCTTCCATCATGCTATAAGTGCAGATTGGATAGACTATGTTATGATTTCTGCACAGACTGCTGAATTGGCTTATAATATAAATGATAATGATAAATTAAAACACAATGCTAGAATCAAATTAATGTATGAATTAGAATCTAAAGGTATACTTAGAAAGTTAATTGATAGAGATAAAAAAATACATTTGCATGGACTTAACTATGGATATAATGAAATAATATCTATGAAACAATTTAAAAAGTATATAAATAGTTGGGATTCTTCTATAGCTATCCAATTAGGTATAGAAAATAAATCTATAAATAATGAATATATAAATGATAAATATGATATTAATACCTCAACAGAAAATACAGAATCTATAGCACAAGCTAGTGATAATATTGAGTATATTGATAATTTAATTGAAGAATATTATATAATGAAAGAAGGCGCTAATATATGATGATACACTCACAACAATTCGTCACGCAAGTGACAGATGACTGTATACAACCAAATGCAGTAGATCTAAAAATATCAAACCTAAAGATGATTACAAATGAGCCTTTTGTATTAACCGAAATGCATCGGCAAGATAGGCACAAATCTGAACTCCCTCTCTTCCCCGATCCTAAAGATAAGGATAAGCTTATATGGCATCTATATCCAGGATCATATGAATTTGAGACAGAACACTACGTTGAATTACCAGAAGGAATTGCTGGTTGGATTATACCAAGGTCTACATTAAATAGAAATGGAGTGTTTATTACAAGTGGATTATATGATAGTGGGTTTAAGAACTTTATAGGAGGCACTATGCATATATCATCGGGTGAGGTATTTTTATCCCCTAATACTAGAATAGCACAGTTCATAACTGTAAAAGCAGAAACTAATCATCAATATAATGGTCAATATCAGGATGGAAATAATGGAAATTAAAATAGACATTAATGAATTAAGAAAAAGAAAATTATTTATAGCGGCTCCAATGTATGGCGGTCAATGTGCGGGTATGTTTTGTAAATCCACAAATGATTTATCTGCAATGTGTGCACAACATGGTATAGAGATTAGATTCTATTATTTATTTAATGAATCGCTTATTACTAGAGCTAGAAATTATTGCGTAGATGAATTTTTAAGATCTGATTGTTCTCATATGATTTTCATTGATTCTGATATTGGATTTGATGCAAAAGATGTAATAACATTATTAGCTTTATCTGAAGGTCATCCGGAAATAGAAGAAGGCAAACCATTAGATATATTGTGCGGACCATATCCCAAAAAATGTATTTCATGGGAAAAGGTTAAAGCAGCAGTTGATAAAGGTATAGCAGATGAAAACCCTAATGATCTAGAAAAGTTTGTAGGTGATTATGTGTTCAATCCAGCCAGTGGTGGAGGAAGGATAAGAATTGATACACCAACAGAAGTGTTAGAGGGAGGAACTGGTTTTATGCTTATTAGAAGAAATACATTTGATGTATTTGCTAAGAAGTATCCAGAATTAATGTATTTACCTGATCATGTTAGGACAGAACACTTTGATGGAAGTAGAGAAATTATGATGTATTTCCAGGCATTAATTGATCCAGATACAAAAAGATATTTATCAGAAGATTATATGTTTTGTCAATGGGCTAGAAAAGCTGAATTAAAAATTTGGTTATGTCCGTGGATGAAGCTTCAACACGTGGGCAGTTATATATTTGGAGGATCATTAGCAGACCTAGCGCAAATAGATGTCGCTGCTACAGCAGATAAAAGTAAGTTAGGTAAGAAAAAAGACATTGCAAACAAGTAAATTATAACATTATGAAAGATATAAATTATGAAATTAAGTGAAGATACATTAAATGTTCTTAAGAACTTTTCAACTATTAATCCATCATTACTAATTAAACCAGGCAAAGCCATATCTACTGTGTCACCCAATAAGACAATTATGGCGATAGCAAATACTGATGAACATTTTGATTCAATCGGTGGGATATATGAAGTATCAAGATTCCTGGGAGTATTATCATTATTCCAGGAACCTGTAATAAGTTTTGAATCAACTCATATGGAAATAAAAGATTCAAAGAGATCTGTTAATTATACATTTGCGGATCAGTCTATGATTGTTACACCACCTGAGAAAGAAATAAGTTTTCCTAATCCAGAGGTATCAATTGATATTGAATGGAATGATATTAATAATGCATTGAGGGCATCTGGTGTTATGCAATTGCCTGAGATAGTTATTATGGGTGATGGCTCTAATATTGCAATAGGTGCTATGGATTCTAAAAATCCTACAGCCGACATATATAATCAAAATGTAGGAACTACTACAAACACATTTAAATTTATATTTAAAGTAGAAAATCTAAAATTAATAGACAAAGATTATAAAATAGAAATATCCACAAGAGGAATAGCTAAATTTAGCAGCTTAAACACAGAAGGTGCTAAGATGATATATTGGGTTGCAACTGAAGCTAATTCTTCATTTGGGGGTTAATATGCAGACAAATGAAAAGGATTTTCTCTGGGTTGAAAAATATAGACCTAGAAATATAGAAGACTGTATATTACCATCTGATCTTAAGAATACATTTAAGCAATTTGTTATACAAGGCAATATACCTAATTTACTATTATCCGGTGGTCCTGGTGTTGGTAAAACTACAATTGCTAAAGCTATACTTGAAGAATTAAAATGTGATTACATTATAATTAACGGTAGTATGAACGGCAACATAGACACATTGCGTTTTGAGATTAGAAATTTTGCATCGGCTGTATCTTTTACTGGTGGCCGTAAATATGTAATATTAGATGAAGCAGACTATTTAAATGCAAATTCTACTCAACCTGCTCTGAGAAATTTTATGGAAGAGTTTTCTAAGAATTGTGGGTTTATCTTAACTTGTAATTTTAAAAATAGAATTATTGCCCCATTACAATCAAGATGCAGTATAGTTGATTTTAATATACCTAGTTCAGATAGACCATTGATGGCTAAAAATTTCTGGGAAAGGTCTTGTGAGATATTAACCAAAGAAAATGTAGAACACGACACAAAGGTAGTAGCTCAATTTATTAATAAACATTTTCCAGACTGGCGAAGAGTATTAAATGAATTGCAACGATATAGTTCTACTGGTAAAATTGACTCTGGATTATTAAGTAAGCTTGAAGAAATATCTATTGATAATGTTGTCAAGCATATGAAAGATAAGAAATTTTCTGATATGAGAAAATGGGTTGCCCAGAATATGGATCAAGAATCTACAGCATTATTCCGCAAATTATATGACAAATCTAGTGAGTATGTTAAACAAAGTAGTATTCCTAAATTAGTTTTAATTATTGCAGACTATCAATACAAAGCAGCCTTTGTTGCTGATCCTGAAATTAATGTTGTTGCCTGCTTAACTGAAATAATGGTACAGTGTGAGTTTGAATAATGGGTGTATTTGATTATGTAAATAGTATTCATCATAAAAAGAATAACATGATGAGAGATACTGAGAATGATGATTTAGCAGAAAAATTATACGAACCATATATAACAAATAGAGCATTATCTCAATTTGTTGATACAGTATTATATGCAAATGAAATGAATGCCAGGCATGAAATAGATAATAAACTCCAATACGAATATTTCCTAAATAGTATCAGAGCCCAAAAAAGATTTACAAAATGGGCCAAAAGAGATGAGAGTGATGACATTGATATTATTTGCGAATATTATAATTATTCGTATACCAAGGCATACCAGGCTTTGTCTGCACTTTCTAAACAAGATATTTTAGAAATAAGAAAGAAATTAGACAAAGGTGGCTAAAAATGCATTTAATCGAAAACATGATAGAAATATCTTTAGAAAAACAAGACGATTTTCTAAAAGTAAGAGAGACTCTTACAAGAATAGGTGTTGCTTCCAGACGAACTAATACTTTATTTCAAAGTTGCCATATATTACATAAACAAGGTAAATATTATATTGTGCACTTTAAAGAGCTCTTCGCACTAGATGGAAAAGAATCTACAATAACTGATGAGGATATTGGTAGAAGAAATTCTATTATACAATTACTTGCAGAATGGGACCTAGTTAAAATATTAAAAAAAGATAGTGATAATTTTGCAATTAAATTGCCAATAAGTAAAATAAAAATAATACCTCACAAATTTAAAGATCAATGGGAACTAATCCCAAAATATAATATTGGAAAAAAGAAAGTGTAATAATGAGTAATTTTAGTGATGTAGGTAAATTTATGACATCATTTGGTCAACAAACTAATAAAAAATTATTTTGGCCAGATCATAAAACAAGACGATTGAGAATAGAATTAATTGAAGAAGAATTACAAGAATTAAAAGCTGCAGTAAATACAAAAAATACTATAGAAATTGCAGATGCTTTAACAGATTTATTATATGTTATATATGGTGCAGGGCACACATATGGAATAAATCTAGATAAAACATTTAAAGAAGTTCATTTATCGAATATGTCTAAGCTAGGTGAAGATGGTAAACCAATTTATAGAGAAGATGGTAAAGTTTTAAAAGGCCCTAAATTCTTTGAACCTAGACTAGAAGAAATAATAAAAAAATAATTATATACCTTGTATTATAAGATATAATACCCATATATATAATAACGGTGTCACATAGTGAGCCGTTTATTTTAACCTTGCTTGCATAAGGAGGTACATATGACAGGCACTACTTTTAAATTTCCACGTTCCGCGTTTGTTGGATTTGATCACATTTTTGGAGACATTGAGCGATTAGCTGCACATCACCAGAAAGACCATTATCCACCTCACAATATTATTAAACATTCAGATGATGAATATCTTATCGAATTAGCTGTAGTCGGCTTTAAAGAAGAAGATATTGATATATCTACCCATGATGGTATATTGACTGTTAAAGGCAATAGATCCCAAAGGAGAGACCAAGATCTTTATGTTCATAAAGGAATCTCCGGTAGACAATTTGAGAGATCTTTTAGGCTGTCAGAGTTTGTAGAAGTCAAAGGAGCTGATCTTCAGGATGGTAT